ATCCTTGTTGTTTTTCAAATCGAGTTTGTCTTTAATCAATGGAATTACAAGTTCTTCTTTTTTCATTTGAATCGGTACAATAATTTCCTTATGTTTATAATCAATTGGATTTCTTCTATCAAATACGCTGATGTTTTCATTGTTCAATTCTATTGGTTGAAATAAATAATATTCCTCAATATTGACCAAATGACCTAATCTCTCATATTTATCAGTTAAATACTCGTTTTGATCATCGATTAATACAGTCAAAGCAGCGTTTATCTGAATAAGTGGATAATTTTTGACCACGTTTATTTCACTTATCAATTTATCTTTTTTATAAAAGAACCTTTCTTTGAACAAATCGCGGATTCTCTGAATAATCTTGTCAGTGTTGATGATGATAAAACTTTCATCATATGTATCTAATTTGATGTCTGTTTCTGTTATTTTCTTGAATGGTTTGCATTTAAAATTACAAGTATCCATATAATCACATGAAACTGTATTAGCTTTGTCTCCTATAGGAAAGTCTATTACTTTTTTATTAGATAATTGTTGCTTCACAATCGTATTCATATTTTCTTCTGTAAAATTTGTCTGGTCGATATTTAATATACAATCTACAGATGATTCTTTTAATATCCTACTTACGCGACCAATTTGAACTGCTTTTAATTCAGCCAAACGATAAATATACAAATCGGCTGCTTCTTCTTCCGTATTGGTCATAATGGTTCCGTATAAGAATATTTCCACGTTACGGTCTTTAAATGGCAATTGTTTATGACTACAAGTTCTTACGGCACGGCCTATAATTTGCTCAATCAGACTTAAATTGTACCATGGCTCTAATATATGAACTTGTCTTAAATTTTTAAAATCGATACCTTCTGAACCAGTCATCGATATGATGACTATTTTTATTTTCTCTCCATTTTTATTATCTTCATCCGTTAGATTTTTTAAATCAAATACCTTGTCAGGTGATAGTGCCTTTTCACCAGTAATCATGGTATAAGTAGCAGGTGTAAAATCGTCTGGATTCTCCATTTCATCTTTTGTTAAAAATGTTTTCGCATCAATTGATTTATGAGGAGGTGTTTTGAATAAATTGGATGTTTTTGTACCGAATCGTGTAAAACCCAATGATTCTAAAGCTAGAGCCATGGGTACGCCTCCACCATCAATAAACTGACTATAAATAAGTACAATACCGTCTGAATTGAGAATATTATCAGTGATGCTTTTGATTTTTGAACTATATTGTCCAATTTTATCTGGTGCAAAAAAATCACCGAAATCTTTATTTCTATATTCGAAATTCTTTCTAGTAGGTGGATTAGTCGTTTCCGTATATTTCATTGTTCTTTTTAAACCTTCACTTCCTAATAATATTTTAGTGTCAATAATTGGTTTTGCAACATCCAACATTTTATTTGGATAAACAATATTCAATGCTTGAAGTGGTTTTTGTAAAACAGTATAACCAAATGAGTCCATATTTTCAAAACTAGGCAGACCTGCTTTTGTTTTTCCAGCTTTTTCTTTGATTACAGAAAGAATGTAGTTGTATCCTTTTTCTTGAAAGGCACCGCATACATTTACATAGACATCTAAATGTTCCAATGGTTGTATAATTGCCTTTCCATTTAACTGTTTGGTTGGATAAGTCATTTGTTTAAATGTATTTTCAATAGAAAATAAAGAAGGAAAAATACGATAAGGAAATGTATATGGATTTTCACCACGTACAAAGGAAACATAACCGGTGGATTTTCTCCTCAATAATTCTTCTCCAGCATTTGTTCCATCTGGATTTATTAACAAATTTCCGGTTTTGTCAAAAACATCATTTATTTCAATAGTAGATCGATGGTCGTTTAAATTCATTACATTGAGAAGCCAAACAATCTCCTTGTAACTATTGTACATGGGTGTTGCAGAGAGAAATAATAGTCTCAAATTATCTACGTATTTGACCAATTTGAACAATTCTTGCGCCACACGTTTATCTTGTTTATCATCACTTATTCGAATATTATGAACTTCATCAATAATAACTAAACGATTGCTAAAATGTTTTTTTAACTTGCGTATCATCTCCGCCTTGCGTTTTTTCGGATCATCCTCGTCCGAATCAGATTTTTTTACTATATAATTTGCAAATTCAATGTAACCAAGAAACAAATACGAGTTTTGAATAATACTATTTATTTGTTTTATTACCTTTTCTTTTGACAATCCTTTCATATTCATTGGATTAATCTCTTTCAAATATTTGTTTCCAGTACATGCTCTTAAGTTCCATAATCCATCTACTAATTTCAACTTTCTCTCATCGAATAATTGTAATTTAAAATTCTGCTGTACATTAGGAGAAGCAACGACGATAATACGTTGAGCAATTCCTAACTGTTTCAAGTAAGTTCGCATCTCTTCTGATACTGTAATTGCACTACATGTTTTGCCTGTTCCTAGTCCATGATACATCAACAAACTATTATAAGGTGTTTGAAAACTTAAAAAATTACGTACAAAAAGTTGATGAGGTAAGAGTTCAAAATCGGCTTCACATAATTTTTTTGCCTCTTCTTCTATGTCGTAAATAGTACCATCATATTTTGTTTCACTGAATTCTTTTTTTTCTGCTATCTTAATGTTAAAGTCACTATCATCTAGCGATGGATATAAATTAGAAAACTGGTTTTCATGTTCAGAAATATATGTTTGGTTTAAAATCTCCTTATTCTTTAAAAAAGTATTGTAATTAACGTCGTCTAAATCAATCTTTTCGAAATTCTCATTGAAAACGGAATCAATATTCTCTTCTGTTAAAGATGGAATGTCTTTTTTTATTCTTAATTTTACAGGTTTTCTCTTTTTTTGTTTTTCCATAACACTTATATATTACTAATATAATGTATAAGTATTAATATATTTTTGTGTTACTTAATATAATTGGTAATTTTTTAATACATTACTTAATTTACTTAGAATATTCACCTTTTCTACATTATAAGGCCGAATATACTTTATACATTCATCAAACTGTAACCATTTCATGTCGCTCACTTCTGTTTCTTGGTACATATGGCTTGGTTTTATATTTGAATCAATATGACCTATAAAATATTTATGTTTATAGGATTTCATATTCGATCCTGTAAATATTTCTTCATATGGAATTATATTTTGAACTAAATGAACATTTGTTCTTAAAAATCCAGTTTCTTCTTCAAATTCACGTAAAGCACAACTCAAATCTTTCTCCTGATAGTTACGTCTCCCTTTCGGAAATCCCCATTCTGTATCTTTCCATGTGGATTGACTTTCTGCAATAATTGTCTCTAAATTATATGCTACTTTTGTTTCGATTCCTGATTTCAATGCATCGAATTTATCCCTTGATATACGTTCTTCACCTCTGTATTGAATACCGATTTGCTCTCCCCATAAATATGTCCATAATTCTTCAAATGTAGCATTTTTTATTAACTCTCTTTCGTAATTCGACATTTCATTAAATATATTTATCAAATATTCATAATTATGAAGCGGATATTTACCACGCATAAATTCAACAAATCCTAAACTATGCTTACGCTTAATCATCAAAAACTGAATTTTATTTTCATACATCCTAAATATAATCATACCAATACTTGTTATGGGATGCTTACACATATGAAATACATGTCCCCCCTTTCCACAATTATTACAAAAATTATATGATTTATTATTATTATTATTCATAGTACGCTATATGTTTATTTGCCAATCTTTTTATATCGTTTCTATTTAATGACAGAAAAATTGTTTGAACCAACTGTATGGGGACCACATTTTTGGTTTATCTTAATGACAATGGCAGTATCCTATCCTCTGAAAGCAAACGAGGTTACACAAAAGAAGTACTATGATTTTATTACAAATCTGCCTCTTTTTATTCCTCATCCACAAATTGGAAACAAATTTAGTAGTTTAATAGACAAATATCCTGTTTCGCCTTATTTAGAAGGAAAGGATTCATTTCTAAAATGGGTTCATTTTATTCATAACAAAATAAATATTCAAATAGGCAAGGATGAAATCACTATGACTGAAGCATTGGACGCGTATTATGACATGTATAAACCAAAGGAAATCGTATTGCGTGAGCAAATAAAATATCGAAAGAAACTGATTTTTGGTATTATTATTATTGGTCTATTTATTGGCGGATACTACTTGTATAAAAAATAATTATTCTCTCGTGAATATAAAGAATGAATAAACATAAAAATAGATTGAACCATAAAACAAGGAAACATATAGAATCAAATATAAAAAAATATAATTATTTAAACCGTGATTCACGTAAGAATAAAAATAATACGAATCGTAAAACCATAAAAGGGCGAAGTAGATTGGGTGGTGAAGCCTTGGCATCAGGTGGATTTGGTTGTATTTTTAAACCTGCGTTAAAGTGTAAAGGAAAGACGGAGAGAATCGAAGGTGTCAGTAAAATGTCTGTAGAAAAACACGGTAAGCAAGAAATGAGCGAAATAGAGAAAATTAAAGTAAAATTAAGTAAAATAAAAAATTATCAAAGATATTATTTATTAGACGTGGAAATGTGCAAACCTGATAAATTAACTCATGAAGACATGAAACACTTTGACAAAAAATGTTACGCTTTAACAAGATACAATATCAATGAAAAAAATGTCAATAGTAGATTGGACCGTTTGACTATTTTGAACATGCCTGACGCTGGTATGGATTTAAAAGATTGGTTGGTTGAAAAAGGCACAATTAGTAGGAAAAAAATGTTTTTATTAAACGAGTTAGTGGTGAAGTTGATAAAATCCGGTGTCCGACCAATGAATGAAGCAGGTGTAATTCATAATGATTTAAAAGACAGAAATATTATGATTGATGCGAATATGGATGCACGTATAATTGACTGGGGTTTATCTGGTGTAGTAAAAGACGGCAAAATTCCCATTGAAATCATGAATCGCCCATTACAATTTAATACGCCTTTTTCTTCCATGATGTTATCAGAAGAATTTAAAATGAATTACGACGTTTTTCTACAACGTGTAAAAGATGGAATTATTCTGTTTAATAGAATGAATGTTCGAAATTACGTGGTTAATGAATATTTAATTAAATTGGCTCGTTATTATGGATATTATGACGATAATGTGATACTATTTAAAATGATTTTCTCTCCAGGCATCAGTGACGAAACCTTTTTGTCTGAAGTAAAGAAAGATAATCTAATTGAATATGGTTACTATCTTTACTATTTATCAAATTACATAACTGATGTTTTAATGAAATTTACTTCTCCTTCTATGGTGTTCGATATGAATTCTTATTTTATGGAAGCTTACCTATATAATAGTGATATATTTGGATTAATGACAATCTATTACAATTTTTTCGAAGTAAAATTGGAAAACATAGAATTGGAAGAAGAAACAAAAAAAATATACCTGAACAGAATACGTTCTCTTTTAGTAGAGCATATATATTCAAATGGTGGAGAGAAAATAGACATAAATAAACTAACAAATGCCATTAATGAATTAAACGAAATTATTAATTACGATAATAAAATGTCAGCGTCTTCCATTAAACGCAATTATTCTATTACGACAGATTTGAGAGTTTCGCCTATACAAGTTCCTTCCAAGTCCAAGTCCAAATCTAGGTCCAAATCTAGATCCAAGTCCAAATCTAGATCCAAGTCCAAATCTAAGTCCAAGTCTAGATCCAAGTCCAAGTCCAAGTCCAAGTCCAAGTGAATATTGTATTAAAACGATGATTTACGACAATAATATTTATAAAAAAACATTTATAAATATTATATGAAATTAGAATTATTAGTTTTAGCAGTATCCGGATTTTTTATAGCAAATACATATTATGATGGAAATTATATAAAACTATTACAATCTTGGCAAAAGTATTTTAAAATGGCTGGTTTTGCATTTGCTGGATTAAGTATTTATCTTTTTCTGAAAAAAAACCCCACTCAATCTCATTCTTTAGTACAAGAGTTATCTAATATAGTAAAATTCATGCCTAGCGCTAAATCTACGTTGGATATTTTTACACCCTTTACTGATTTTACCAACCAAACCCCTTTCACAGGGGGTGGCGGTATTGGAGGAATGGGTAATGGAACAGGAGTTCCCAATCAACAACATCAAATTAACCGTATGATGGAATCAGGAAAAACTGGAACAAAAAGATGTGTTAGCGAAACCAAAAAGAAATTTGTTGCTTCTCAGCAAAGTTGGAACTGCGGTCATTGTCAAAAGCAGTTACCAGCATGGTTTGAAGTAGATCATAAAATACGATTAGATAATGGTGGTTCTAATCATGTGGATAATTTAGTAGCTTTATGTAGGGATTGTCATGGAAAAAAAACAGCCATGGAAAATCTTTAATAAAATAACATCTTTAATTTATTTCTAACAGTTTATTAATGGGAAAATCGAATGAAAAACATGGTGTGAAACAGAATGTAAAACAACAAACGACAAATAATATGAATGGTGGAACTGATACGACTGAAAAAAAGGAACTACCGCCTACATATGATAATACTGCTGACAATTTTGGTGGAAAATTGGTGAATACTACATACTATATTGGTGAAATGTTGCTTTATTATGTAAAAAATTACAAGATGGAGTTTGGATTTCTTCTAGGATTTTTAGTGTATATTATTACGATTATTATCGTTTTTACAACCAACCCATATAATATTATTACGGAGAATAACGGAGGAGTGAGTATTTTTCTAAGCATGTTAGGTGGATTCTTAATTATGATGACCTTCTTTTTTTATATGAAAAAAAAACAATCAACTGAAAACGTAGAAACAGCTGGAGCTCTTAGTTATTTTGGTAGATTGGCTACTACGTTTGTTTCCTTTGTTTTAGTAATATCTGTACTATATTTCATCTTTTACTTGGCGTCTTATTACACCAACTTCAGTGCCTACTTTTTATTCGGTATTAACGCGTTGATAATTATTGGCATGATAACCATGGCTGTTAAATACTTTGGAATTCATGATGGAAACCAGAACAATAGCCCTCCATCATGGAGTAAATTATTAGGCAAGGTAATAACCTATATTCCTTGCTTGTTACTAGACTTGGTAGATTATTTAAAATATCAATACCAAATTACTACAAAACCCATCATGATTGTGTTTCTCGTAGAATTGTTACTCGTAGGATTATATCTCATATACCCATGGATAGTAAAACAATTTTTATCTCATAATTCAAATCAACTGATAAATGAACCAACCGTTTTAAATAACGAGACAAATTTAGGATCATTTAGTGATGTGAATTACGTGGATGATAAATTTCAATATAAATACGCCGTATCAGGGTGGATATACATAGATTCATTCCCTCCTGAGACAAATTCTAGTTATGATGAATATACATCCTTACTGAATATAGGTGACAAACCAAATTTCTTATTCAATGTAACTAAAAACAAACTCAAGATCATGTTGAAGACGCAGGACAAAAATGAAAGTATTTTGTACGAAACGACCGAGTTCCGAATGCAAAAATGGAATCATGTGATTGTAAATTATGACGGTGCTACAATGGATATTTTTATCAACAATGAACTAGTATCATCTACACCTGGTACCATTCCTTATAATAGCAATACTATGATGACGTGCGGTACATCAAATGGTATATATGGCGGTATATGCAATGTAAATTATTTTAAGGAAGCGATTTCTCGTGCAAAAATTACTTGGTTATATACTTCGGTAAAAAATTTAAATCCTCCAGTGATTTAGAAAATTTCTAACAGTATATTATATATTATGGCTGTATCTGTTATGAAAGTTGCAATAGGTGTTGTAGTAGTGTTATTATTAATATTCGTAATAAGATGGTTTATGGGAAGTAATACGAAACTAGTTGGTTTAAATGACGCCAAAAAGGTCACTAAAATTGATGCTGGGGATTTAGCACAGAGTAATGCATCTAATTACGCTTATTCTGTTTGGTTCTATATTGAGGATTGGAGTTATAGATATGGTGAGCCAAAAATTGTTTTAGGACGTTTGGATAAAGACTTGAATCCTAGTCCATCCATTGTTTTAGGAGCAATTGAAAATAATTTAAAGATTGAAACTACTGTCTATCCTTCTGCTCAATCCGCCACTGCTTCTACACATACATGTAATGTCGATAATGTTCCTGTTCAAAAATGGGTGAATGCTATTATCAGCTTGTATGGTAGAACCATGGATATTTATATTGATGGAAAACTAGTAAGAACATGTGTATTGCCTGGTGTAGCCAAGATTGCAAATGATGCACCTGTCTATGTCACTCCTCAGGGTGGTTTTTCAGGTTATACTTCTAATATCCATTACTACGCCAATTCTTTGAATCCTCAAGAGGCATACAACATTTACCGTAGTGGATATGGTGGTAGTGGTATTGACTTTCCTTATCAAGTGAAAATCGAATACTTGAAAGACGGTCAAGAACAAGGTAGTTTAACTATCTAGAACATAAACGCTATTTACGTGTAACTTTACAAAAATACTAAAAGTACAAAAATATAATTTTTTACAAATTATATTTTTATTGTTATTCTTTTAGTAAAGATACCATATTATTTATGTCATTTATATTATATTATGAATAATAAACCTATTTCTGCTATTGCTGTCTTTTCAGGTCAAGTAACAGGTCATGTTAAATTTACAGAGGATGTTAAATATCATAGAATAAAAATAGAGTTACAATTACGTGGTCTTGAACCAAACAGTCTACACGGATTTCATGTTCATGAAGCAGGCGATTTAACGGATAAATGTACAAGTATGTGTTCCCATTTTAACCCATACAATACAACACATGGTTGTCCAGGTATGAAGAAACGTCATGTAGGTGATTTAGGTAATATTGAGACAAATTCAAAGGGTGATGCAAAATATCATTTTTACGATAGTATCATAAAACTTTCTGGTAGCAAATCAAATATAATTGGCAGAGGTTTAATCATTCACGAAGATGAAGATGATTGTGGAAATGGAGGCAATGTAGAGAGTTTAAAAACTGGTAATGCTGGTAAAAGGATTGCGTGTGCTGTTATTGGTTATTCAAAGGATAATTTCAAATGTTAGTTCAAATGTTAGTTCAAATGTTAGTTCAAATGTTAGTTCAAAGAAAAATCATTTTTCTTATGTATTATATATAAGATATGTCAGAATTTGGAAATATTTCATCCGGAGCTGGAACATTCGACAGTTTTAAGAACAATAATATGGTAAATGGAACAAAGGAATTCTTGGAATCAAATAGTTTAGTAGCAAAAGTAGCCTTTTTACTATTGATATTAGTTGTCTTTATTGTTGCTGTTAGATTTAGTACGCAGGTGTTATCGTGGTTGTTTTCGTACTCTAGCTCTCCCTATTTAATCGATGGTATGGTAGATGCTAAAAAAATGATTGTGATACCTCAGAATCCCAATTCAAATGGATCTATTCCGCTCATTCGTTCGGATAACCAAGAAAAGGGAATTGAATTCACCTACTCTGTATGGCTTTTTATTGATGATTTAGTCTATCAAGAAGGTCAATATAGACATGTGTTCCATAAGGGAAATGATAACATTAATTACACCGATGCACCCATTGGCATGAATCATCCTAACAATGCTCCAGGTTTGTACATTGCACCAAATACAAATGATTTAGTAGTAGTGATGAATACATTCAATGATATCGAAGAAAAAGTAACGATTGAAAATATTCCTCTTAACAAATGGGTATGTGTGCAAATACGTGTAGAAAATCACCAACTAGATACCTATATTAATGGCAAGTTGGCAAAGCGATTAATTATGAATGGAGTTCCTAAGCAGAATTACGGTGATGTACATGTAGCCATGAATGGTGGATTTTCCGGATACATGTCTGAATTGAGATATTTCAACTATGGTTTAGGTACGAGCGAGATTCAAGGTATTGTCGATAATGGACCCAATCTAAAAATGAATAGTCAAACAATGACTGAAAGTATGCCAAAGTACTTATCTTTAAGATGGTTTTTCATGGGAAATAAAAATGGATTTAATCCTTAGACGATATGTCATTTACACATATAATTAAGTCAGATTATAATAACAACCATTCAACATAACAAATAATTATATTATAGTAATAACAAATAATTATATTATAGTAATAACAAATAATTGTTATTATTATAATATAATTATGTTGAATGGTTGTGATTGGAATCCATTATTGGCAAACAAGACAACTCTTTGGACAAGAGCTACCTATGATTGTATCGACTTATCTTATGCTACTTTACCTGATGGTGAACCATTGACAAGAGATGATTTAAGTGAGAAGCGTAAAGCCACTATTTTTCAATACAAGCAAAATGGTGCTGGTTTTTCAAAAAAACAAAATTATTCGCGTTTGGCGAGAGGATTTGGTCGCCAACGAGGTCAATCGTTTGCTACTCAAAGTGATACTTATACAAACGCGAATACTCATAATCTTCCTATTGTGAATAATCGTATTTTATCGTGTTCAAATGTCACTAAAAATTGGGCTCTTACAAATCAGAATGATACGCCTGGACCTGTTAGAAGAATTACGAATTATCCGACGGTACCATTAACGAATTACATTGTTCGCAGAACATACTTGACTGGAGGAGGTAAATGGCCTCAGTATGGATGGGCTGGAGGAAATATGGGATTTCCAGTAGGAAAAAAAGGAAATAAATAATAATTATTAAACAACAATGGAGTCAAATATTTATGTTTATCACCTGTATTATGCTCTCAATGATGGATTCACGCAAATGGCTTGAGAAGGAAAAATATCGCCGGACATACACATATCACTATCTTTTACTTGAATACAACTTCGGAAACCTCTATCCTCACCAATATAACAATAACCTGATTTACCTGGTCCCACTCTTTGTGTAGAACTCATCGAATCGTCTGGCATAGGTTCGCTATTATATTCAGCATCGGCTAAAGCACTGGACAAAGAATCGGATATAGAATCTATTGCTTTTGATTTTCCTTGCGAGTTCCCTTGATTGTTGTTTTGTCCATTGCTGTTTACATTTGTATTACTAGAAGAGGAAGAGGAAGAGGAACCTTGATCAATATCCAATTGTCCTTGAATGACATTAATACCACTGTCCACAGTTCCGGCAGCAACATCGATGCCTAATTTAGCTCCTTCAGCGGATAATTGCGTAACGTCTTTTGTTGTTTCGGTAACAACATAACCTAAACTTTCCAATATATTTTTCAATAGAGGCGCTATTGCTTCCTTCACAATTTGAAGAAAATCACCTAAATAAGAAAAAAGATTCACACCTAAGAAAAGGAGAATCACGACGATTAATCCAATTCGTGTATAACTGGTTTTGCCATATGTTGAAAAATATCCATCACTAGAATTAGATGATGACATTTTAGGGACTGATTCTATATCTACTGTTATACCTGACGGAATATTATTACTGACACTTTCCATATATAAAAATGTTATATAAAAATATTCATTATTGTTTGTAATTTTAGTTTTAGTTTTAGTTTTAGTTTTAGTTATAATAATATAATACTATAAATGGATTATATTATTCCTGCGTTTTCAATGTTGGCCCTAGACAGCATTTATTTATCAAATATTGGTGGTCCTTTGTTTGCCAAAATGGTCAAGGGAATACAAAAAGAAGACATGAAGCTAAATATATTTGGTGCAATCGGTTCTTATATCCTATTAATTTTAGTTCTTTATAAATTCATTATTATAGAGAGAAAAGGACCAAATGATGCGTTTTTACTAGGATTTTGTATATACGGTATTTTTGATCTTACCAATATAGCCATCTTTAAGAATTATCAATTAATACCTGCCATAGTAGATACGGTATGGGGTGGTGTTTTATTTTATACTGTGACGTGGATAACTTATAAATTGTTGAGGATTACATACTAAGTATTATATTTTAGCACTAATTATTTTAACTGCCATATTTCAAGATTCGTTTATTTTCCTAATCTCTCGTATATTAAGACCGAATTACTGTATTTAGTTTGTTTAAAGCTTCCAATTTTTCAAATGTTTTCTCTCTGTTGCTTTTTTCTAGACCAGTAAATAAATAATCAGTAGCAGGACGTTGTTCGTTCTTTTTTATTTCCTTGTAGATGAGATTTATTTTCTTTGTAATGTTATCTACTGTTTCTTTATTTTCAATGATATCTATGGTAGAATCAAATGTATCTGTCAATAATGAAATGGCGAAATATAGCAAATATTTGCGCTTCTTCTTGACACCACTGGTATAACGAATACAAAACAATTCAAATATACTTTTCAATATTTTATCAGAAATTTCGCTTTTTTTCTCGGCATTTGCTTTGAACAATACATCCCAAATCATCCATATAGGTTCTTTTACGAATTTTTCATCTACCATTGCAAAACTTCTTCTTTCGCATATACAAACATCCTTTCGTTTCTTGCATAAATTTTCAAATTCTAGAATCCATTCCAACCAATAACATGCGTCTAACGAACTGCGAGAATCTTTCGACACGTGAAAAGCAAATTCGTTGATAGCAATGAACAATTCTTTTGGATCATCCTTTTTAAATATATCAGTAGCATATTGAACATTGGGTGCTTTTAGTTTTATTGCCATGGTAGTCATATCAAACTCTTCTTGCTTTTTAATTTTTATGCTTTCAATCGAATGCTTTTTTTTCGAACTACATAAAACAGTGATTATTTCAGCGAATATTTTGCGTACCTTGTCGTTGTTACGTATATCTAACTCTACACCAGTATAGGTAGAAATTAGCTCCTTGAAATTATTGAATCGCATTTCTAAATAGATTGGTAATTTTGGATTACCTAAATGTATGTGCTTTCCGACAAAATTCAAAATAATATCCCACAATTCAATAAAGCAACCACAGCAGATAAATTCGGCACTCCAATGTAAAGCTTGTTCGATACGACCAGACTTGAGACTATTTAGTAATTCTTTTTTTGCATCAGTTCTTTTGAATTTGGAGAAAGTAATACCTTTGAATTGTTTTTCACTTCGTACATCATTTATTTCAAATTCATTCATATAGTTTTTATTATAAAAAAAATAACATAAATATACATATATATATGACAGAATTAGGAATTATCGGTAATAAAATAGTAAAAATCTATAACAAATTGGAAAGATCATTACAAAAAATGCCTATTTGGTTTCATTTATTACTTTTATTAATAATTGTATTTATTTTAATGAATATTTATAACTCTTATATACCTGTAAAGGAAGGGTTTATTGACCAAAAAGAGAAGTTCGTCGTAAAAAAAGGTATCAATCTATATGATGATTTTTATGTGAATATATACGATGAATTATTTTATAGAGAATTGGTGAATCAATACGAAGTAGGAAGTATTGAAAATATAACCAAACCTACTAGCGAAAGTAATATTTTAGTCATTGGAAGCGGAACAGGACATGTAGTAAATGAATTTCATAAACAAGGATACAATGTTGTTGGTTTAGATGAATCTCAAGCCATGGTAAAATATGCTAAAGAAGAGTATCCTGAACTAACTTTTGTTCATGGAACACCTACGAAATCAATGGCGTTTGACCAGCAACAATTCACTCATATTGTATGTTTGAATATGAATTATTATTACTACAAAGATAAGACTGCTCTGTTACAAAATATTTTTAGCTGGTTGCGTCCTGGAGGATTTTTTATTGTTCAGTTGGTCGATAAGAATAAATTCGATCCAATCGTACCAGCCGCTAAACCGTTTATTATGGTAAATCCTCAAAGTTTTGCGGATAAGCGTATTACTGAGTCCAACGTAGTATTTAATAATTTTGATTACAAATCTGATTTTCAAGTGTATCCAAATGACGTTGTTCAGTTTCAAGAAATTTTCAAAGATACTACTCCTGGATCTAAGAAAACAAGACAGAATGTCCATAAAATGTGGATACCTCCTAAACAAACAGTGATTAATCAATGTAAAGAAGTTGGATTCATCACGTTTGCGCAAGTTGATTTACTAATGGCGCAATTAGAACATCAATATTTGTATGTTTTTCAAAAACCAGAGTGATTTTACTACACTTGGTAAATTATACTAGATAAAAATGCTTCGAAGCTTTTTAGTTTTCACATTCAATATAATATGAAAACTAAAATGATAAAGGATGATTCGTTATATATGAATATATTGTAAGATCATCGCTGTCTATTATGGTACCTTACAGTATCTTATTTTTTCATAAATAATTTGACACACTCCCATACTTTGGCAGATTCTTGAATATTGAATACACCTCTTTTCTGCGCTAAATGAAGGAATGATACCATGACATTCAATGCAGTATTTTCATCAGTAATATTTATATCGGTTATAGATGGTTGAACTGACTGAGGCTCTTGTTGAGGCTCTTGTTGAGGCTCTTGTTGAGGTTTTTCTACAGTTTCCATTGAGATATGCTCCATATGATAAATGATAATACAATTAATAATAATATTAAACGAATTATCTCACATATTTTCCAACACGAGCAAAAGAATCGACAATAAAAATGATGAAGATTCCTAAAAAGGAGTATAAAATCAATTCTTCGGTAACATGTCCTGTTTTTTCATCTTGTTGTTCTTCCAATAAATATATAATTTGGTTAAGCTTTGTTAATAGTTCATCTTTATTTACACCAGTTGGGCTGTTGTCATCAGAGCTTTGATTAAAATATGGGACATATTGTTGATAATATTGTTTGGCATATTCGCTGGGTAATTGAGTGAATCCTTCTTGTTGTTGCTCTTGATTGGTCTGATTGGTCTGATTATTTTGATCATATGGAACATTCTGTTGTGCGTTCATACGTTCATGTATACCTTGTTCCATGCTATTTTCTGTACCTTGTCCATTTATATTAAGAGTTGTATGACTATTTTCGGTTCTCTCCATACCAGCAGAATTTGGATGTTGAAGAGGTTGGAAATTACTTAGACCTTCGTCCTCATCCTCGTCTCCATCGTCATATTGAATACGTTTCTTTAAAACGTCGATATTCGCATTTGATTTTACAGGATCACGACGTTTTAAGGTCTTATTTCGTGCGATTTCTCTTTTTTTTTGGATTGGGTTATTTTCCATATTTTCATTACTAAAATCTGAGGCATACATTGCTAAAGACATTTACTTATAAAAAATACAGATAATAATTTAAATAACCTACGGAAAAAATATATTTTTAATTTATATAAGAATGGCTAACTTGTTTGACATTAATCATGTTTTAGGCAAAATCATAACTATTGTTTTGGTTATCGTAGCTGCGAATTTTCATATTTTAGCAGGTGTATTAGTGCTTTTGTTTATTATTTCTATGAACCATTATGTTGTTGAAGGTATGGAGAATAATGATTCTTCTAAAGAATATCAAAACAGCTCATCAGAAGAAACTCAAGACTCATCATCTCCCATTTCATTATTTAAAACAGATAATTGCAAAAACGGTGTTTTGATGAAAGACGGAAAGGAAGTTACAAGCGACTTGATAAAAGAAAGTTTTCCTAATATTAGTTTTAGTGGTGATGTGTGTAATCCATGTGACGATGATTGTGCGTTTGAAATTGTCTCTTCGTCAGAGCAAATGACCAATGAAGAAAATCTAAGACCTAATGATTCTAATGAGCATCCAATTGATCGCGAGAAAGCTATACAAAAAGTACAATAAAGATATAATCAAAAAGATACAATAAAATAACATGATAAATTATATGAATCAATATATATTTTTACTTGCTCTTATTATTTTTACAATATGGTTACCCCTATTATTCATGACAAATGAACCGGAAGAAAAAGAAGGATTTACCACGTATTTTAGACAGTCAGTAAGACCCCACATCAGAATGTTTAGAAGCACACAAGACAATGTAACCTACCATTTTAATACAAAATTCAAAGACTTTGGTAGAAGATTAGGTTTTTTTTAGAATAAATACTTTTCTTTTCGTAATATATATAATCGGTACTATGTTTGAATTCTTAAATGTATTAAATTCAAGTAAATATTTTACTGGTATAATGATGATATTACTGAATATTGGTTCTAGATTCGTAGAAATTAAATTAAGTGATTCCATGGAAGCCTTTGTCAAGTACAATATTGCAAAGGAACTTCTTATTTTTACCATGGCGTGGATGGGTACAAGAGATATTGTAGTAGCTCTTACCTTAACTGCTGTTTTTGTTATTCTATCCGAATTTTTAATGAACAATAAAAGCAAATTTTGCGTGTTGCCTGATAAATATAAACGATTAAATCTCGATACAAACAAAGATGGTGTAATTAGCGATATAGAAATTAATAAAGCTATTGAAACATTGGAACGAGCAAAAAAACAAAAGGAAAGTGAAAGACATATAGATTTATTGAATCATTACCAAAGTTTAGTCTAGTTATAAAAGTATATTGTAATCATTTACATAAATAATATCCATAAATAATTAAAATCTTCAAACGTATATATATATGAGTCAACAATATATTGATATTTTTCAAACACCAGCATTTAGACAAGGTATTAGTTTTGGTATTGTTAGTAGCGCCATGACGGTTTTGGGTATTAGCTTGGGGGTTTGGTCTTCTGGCGAGAATTTACGTGCTATTATTTCTTCTGTGATTGGGTTAAGTATTAGTAATTCATTAGCGGATGCCTTTTCTATGTACATGTCTGATACCGCAAGCGGACAGTCTAAAAATGCTCTGACTTCTGCTATTATAACAGCACTTGTTGAATTTATTCTTCCATTTGTATTCCTTATTCCATTTCTTACAATGACACTAAAACACGCTATTATAGTTAATGCTATTATGGGTATATTTCTAGTTGCGATTACAGGTATTTACGTATCAAAACTCCATAACATTTCTGATGAAAAAATGATTGAAAATGTTTCTATATATATATCAATTACAGTTCTTATTATGATTCTTACATATACTGCTGGCTTGATTCTCAATAAAATGATTAAGGGTCATGGTCGTGGTGGTGTGTAAATCATGATTATATAAGTGTAAGTCATACGGAAATAATATATTATTACTATAAGATGAGTAATAATATATTGAAAATTACATTTGATGCCTCTACGTTAAATGGAAATATTGTGAAAGATATGAAATACACACCAGTTATGTCGAATCCACAATTATATGGCATGTTTCCAAATATACTGTTTATTCCTTCTATAAAATTAAAGAGAGAATTATTTGATAAGGATTTAGGTGATGATGATATCAAAAAAATATTCTTGTCATCAAATCAGTTGAATAATTTCATCACAAGACTACAAGAACAAAAGAAATATGAACCAATTAGCATAGCATCAGCAGAAAAAAAGGGTATTCTTTACAATAATATCAAATTTGTTCTAGATTTATTTTTTAACAAAGGAGCAGCCTTTTTTATTCATCAAACTCCGTATATTATCAATAATTACAATTGGAATCATAAATACAAATTGATACCAGTATCTGGACAAACTGTACCCATTGTATCTGTTAATATAACATTTATACTCCATCAAGGAACACAAGGACAGCAACTTTCTTTTGTCGATTCTACTCGCTTAAATTGTATGCAAAAGAAGGAATCCATAGTCAATGATTACTATTATCTTGTTGGATTAGATAAACCTGCTGGTAAAACAGCGAAACTTCAAGACCAGCCTGTAAATACATTGCCAATTGCTAGACCTATTTCAACTCCAAAAAAAACAGTCACTACAACAACCTACAACTAGGCTTATATAAAATAATTATCGTGGTTTATAAATTTGTTTATATACCAAAATAATTATTTGTTGTTATATATATATTTATTGCATGGAGAATTCAATATATGATTTCATTTCGTTATTTACATTATTGGCAAATATCTATATAATATATACATTAGACCCAGTATTAATATTAGGTTCATCCTTGTGTTTGTTTTTACATGATTTCATAAAAGAACTTACGACTGGCTGGTACGCTCCTATATTCAAACGACCTAAGGGAGCAATGAATTGCTCTTTATTTAATAGTGGTGGATTAGTAGATCATAAACCAGGGTTTCCGTCTGGTCACGTTACCAGTATTTCATTCTTGATGAATATGTTATTATTGCGTAATAAAGATATTTCGTGGAACAAAATAGCGTTGTATAATGTGCCTATTTTCATAATGGGTTATGCTAGAATAATGAAAGGTTGTCATAATGTCATACAAGTGATTGCTGGGTATATATTAGGTTACGGAATTGCCAATATATTTCACAGTTATAACAAAGATATAAAATATGGTTTAGAACAAATATATTCTTATTTCGTACCTAAGAAATAATCTAGATATATATTAATACAGAAACATGACGTCCAATATTAATAGTAATAATAGTAATAATAGTAATAATAGTATTAATAATTCTATATATAACGATACATCTAGTGTGTTGTATAATTATGCTATAGCTAGAACATTATTTGATGGTAAAAATAAAAGTGTAATAGAAAACGAGGTGACAAAACTGATATTTTTACAGTTTGATTTAATTGTAGCAAATAGTATCAACAATCCTGCTATTAGTGCAAAAGATAATTTAAATAATGTAATAAATATATTTTTCAAGGATGTTATTAACGAGCAAGGACAATTAGGTGTTCCATTGGTAAAACTAAATGGTTCCTATCAACCAATACAAACACTTGGTGAATTAAAAGATGTTATATTAAAATACAATTTCAGAGAGAAAATGTCAATCTTGCGAAATTTTGCATCAAAAACCAACGACTGTTTTATGTATTCTATTTTGATTGAATATTATGAAAATAGACAGATTGGTCAAACCGATGCGTTTATAACAAAATATCCCATGTTAAACACTACTTTTTTAGATGAATCAATCTTACTCATTGAGAATATTTTAGGATTTGATATTATTGAGACAGCTAATTGTTACCAAGATCTAAGAGGCTCAGGTACTCCTATCACCAGTGGATGTACTGAAAATAAACGATTATATAGAGAGATTCAATCTGATTATATAGCTAATAAAACCCAATCACCGATTACTCTATGTTGGTTATGGCATCCTCTAGTATATGGCGTTCCTTATCAAGACGTTGTAAAATTACCTGCTGATAATTCCGTTAAAAAACTTTCGACTAGTTATACTGGTAACAATAATGATGTTATTCCTAATTGTATGAGTGACATTTATTCCAAGTATCCGTTATTTCCTCCACTATCTCAGAGAGAAAAGAATTATATAACAAGCAAAGGAGAAAACGTATTGGTCGATGGACTATACCAACGACCACCATGGACCCCTCCAATTTGCTATATGAAACCAATTGAACCATATAGTTTTTCGGTAAATTTACAAAAGCGATATAACAAATATTCAGTGAGTAATTTGTCTGGTCACGTTATGCTCTTTTTAATTATGGCAAAATATTTTAAAAATCCAGTAGATAACCAACCTATCAATATGAATCTCATTGTATTGGCTAGTATCTTATTTATGGTTCCATATAATCATTCTATACATGAAATTTTTCAAGCAGCAAAGATGATGGGCGTCAATACAAATTATTCCATAAAAAAATCTGACCTAGAAAATATTAATATGTTGTTAAGTGCTACTAATTTAACACCGATTGTACTACCTACTCAAGCCTCATGGGTTTCACCTCAAAAAAGAAATGTATTTAAGAGTACTTATACAAAAGGTGGAAAACGACAATCACGAAAAAAACAGAGACGGTCGAAACGGTTGAAACGGTCGAATCGGTCGAAACTGTCGAATCAATGTAATAGAAAACAAAAGACTAGAAGGAAATAAATAAAAATTGAAATCGTTTATACACGTATATTTACTTTATATCTAACTAGCTTCAGAAAAACATAGTACTCCCTATGTGTATTCAAATGACACATGATTATAATGATACACTGATTATTAATCTTAACATTGTATCGCCTATCGAAGATAATAATATATTTATCAATATACGTGACGAACCACCTCCACTTGTACCCATACAATCACCACATATGGATTTTGAATATTTGCATTTAATAAATCAAAATCAATTGGGTTACAAAGTGAATGAACAATATGAAAATATCCAATATATAATTGGTATAATCATATCTATTTATAGTATCTACTATTTCGCATCAAAAATCATCGATTCTATTTGTAAAAAATACATATAAAAAATGATTATCATTATTAGAATATATTGGGTTGTATAAAATAATTATAATATACATACTATCTAATATGTCGTATAAAACAAATCGCCTTGAAAGATTGCCTCCTGAACTGAGGTATTATATAGCCGAATATATGGATTGTAAGGAAGAAAAACCATATCCATATATTCCATTGTTTAAGAATATTATACTTGATTGGTATAATAGTTCTCGAGCATGGGATAATTCTGGTATTGTATATCGTCATTATAAAGACATTTATACAAAAGGGATTTCAGAAGACGAAACACCCTACCTTAAATATGCTTTTACAAATTACAGACAAGAGAGTAAATATTACAATATAAATATGGTACATTCAGTTGGTCAATTTGAAAAAATAGCTTGTAGATGTCGTACTATTTATTGGAATGGGATGAATTGATAATAATATATTATATCATTTATAAAATATATTATTTTTATTTGTTTTTTATTTTAAGATATTGATTTATTGTGATGAACTATCGCAACTAAATATCTAAACTAACTGTGTTACGTTCGGATTTACGACGCTTTGATCTAACAGGTATATTGTCGTTTTGCATCTCTTTTAATTCACTAATACTAATCGTACTACCTTTTTCATCACCATCATGTTGAATATTTACTTCAGTTTGCTTCATTTTAAGTCCAGAGAGAATATTTGAAATATCACTAGGCCCCTTCATTTCAGGGCGTCTATTGGATTTTTCTGATGCTGGTATCTCGCGACTCGCATTAATATCAGGTCGGTTTGATAAAGGAACATATCCTGGTCTTACTGGGGGTGGGACAGAAGTTGGTCCTTGAGTAGCAAGTGGTGCTGGCGGAGTTCCATTTGATTGAGGCATAAATTGTTGATTAGGATTATATCGTGGTTGCTGTTGCTGTTGCTGTCCCTGTTGCTGTCCCTGTTGCTGTCCCTGTTGCTGTCCCTGTTGCTGTCCTTGTTGGCGTGATTGCTGTCCTTGTTGCTGTTGCTGTCCTTGTTGCTGTTGCTGTCCTTGCTGTCCTTCCATCATAGAACCCATAAAACCACCTAATCCAGGACTCGTTTGTCCCATTGAATTTACAGCAGCACTTGTAAATTGTTGCATTAGATCAGGGTTTTGTCGCATAATATCATCCATACCAGGCATGGATGATTTAAACATGCTATTTGTCATATGAACCATCAAAGCACTTCCACCCAATTGGAACAAAAGCTTTAATTCAGGCGCCATAGTAGCTTTTGACTTATATTTCTCATGTAATTCAGCAAAAATATCATCATAATCGTCGACATTCTCATTGATTTGTTCTGACCATCCGTCCAATTTCACATCAAATGGATCAAATTTGTTATTCAAAAATTCTAGACCAGTAATACATGCCATCATCATCTTTCCTTGAAATTTTACAGCATTTTTTCTTTCTTTCTCTGAAACAACTGATTCATACTCACCTTTCATCTCAAGTAAATTCGAGTCCATATCATATTTTTTTGTTAGTTTTACACCCTTTCTCTCTAAATCTTCTAACTTTTGAAGATAGTTAAATTTTTCTTTCAAGGCTTCTTCTTTACTCATTCTAGGTTCTGCTTGTGATTTTGTAATATCAGGATTAATTGGTATATCGTTGAATTTTCCGTAACCATCCCAAGTCTGTTTTTCTTCACTAGATTGCTCTTTTGTAGAAGCGCCCAAATTTAATGTATCTAACTGAATATGTGCATCATCCTTATTCATACTATCATCTGCTAACGTCTCGTCGTTTAACTTGAATGAAGTAGAAAACATATTTGACCTAGCAGATTTGATACTTTTCTTTGGCTCGGATAATAAATCATTCAATTCATCTTCTAAATTATTTAAATCATTCACATCAATATCACTAGATAATCCACCACCACCTTTACCAATGGAATTTTTCTTTTTATCATTCATTAGTAATTCGATACCTGTACCAAAGTTAGACGACGTTTTTTGTCCTCCTATATCATGTACATTATTATCTACCGAATTATTTATATTTATTGTATTTCCAGTATCAAAATTACTAATATCGATAATTTCAGGTTCACTCATTATGATTTAACTAGAACTTTTAATTTTAAATCAAACCCACTAATTATATATTATCATATCTCGTAAATACCAAATCCCTTGTAAAAAACAATCTGCCAAATCGTCCTTTTTCTTATGGGTATGAAACATGTCTAAATGTTTTCCGAATTGCTCATTGTTAATTAATAACTCCTCGCATATTTCAATACCCATCTTTTTTCTTTCTGAATATGTTGTCTTTTTAGATACGTATTCTTTTAATTTATTAGCAGCAGATATGAAATGAATATCGGTGGTATTTTTCATGATAAAATATTGCGCTATCATTCCCTGTAACGTTTTCATGCGATTCGCAATCGGACTAATTTGATTTTCAATAATAACAGTGTCTATATGTATGTCTCCATATAACTCATCCAATGTTTTTTTCAAATTAATACCAATCTCAATTAGACTCAAGTCAGTTGTTTTCACCGTATTTGAAAATGGTATTATAAACATTTTTGGCAATAGGTCATGTAAATATTCTAATAGAAGCACTTTGCTTTTCTTTGTATCAAAATCAATATTATGTTTTGTAAGGATTTGTTTTAGATCGTTGATTTTAATCTTTTTTATTTTTTGAAGTTCCAACTCTTTTGGAATAATTGGATATTCAATGTCTTTGCAGTGTTTTTTACAGCAAACTATATCACCATAACAGTATTTGGCCAACTTTCCACATGAACATTTTACGACGATTTCATTACATAGACTCACTACGTCCCAATTACGTATTTCGTATTTCTCTTTATTTTCAATTTCAAACAAACAGAGCGCTAGATTTTTGATTCCTACATCGATACTTACTATTTTCATTTACTTATGTATTGTAATATATTATACTACAATACACTGTTTAATTACTTACTTGACTAAAAGTGTTAAATACATGAATCGTTTTCATTTAATTGGGATTAGGATAATGTTGCTGAAGTAATTGTTCTTGTGTAATAGCAGGAGCAACCATTCTAGCTTGAAGCTGATAAGATGAGAGATAAACATTTTTCAAATCACTATTTTCATACCCATATGGTTGGGATTTCTCCATACATGATTTATACAAGAATGGAGTATTTGAAATAGGTTCCCCTGTTCTTAGAGCAGGACAGTAACAACAATCGTCACATGCTTCTAATTGATTGGCTTTTATAACGGAATCTGCGTTTTTTGTTAAATATTGTCTGTATTGCCAATTTGATTTGATGTTATTCTCCTCTCTAATTTGTTCGTTTATCACTGCACCTGGCTGCCACTTTGCATAATTTCTTCCATCTGCCATGATAGGTGGAAAATCAAAATGAATATTATTTGAGCCAGCATAACATGTTCCCCAACTCATTATATATATATATACATAGAGAGAAAATGTATTTACAAAGTTATTGCGTTGTGTCTTCAATTAATTTAATTAACTCCTTTTTATTAGGCTTACTACCTGTCTGAATAAGTTCTTTTTCTACTGCGATTTGCCTTAATTTCTGTAGAGTTAATGTTTTTAAATCTGTCAAAATATGTTCGGTTTTTAAGTCACTATTAGTCATTAAGTCTTGTACTGATGGTATTTTATGTATAGATACAATTGGTTCGTTTTGTAATATATCATTCGTTTCACTAACGTTTTCATCATCGTTGTCAGTATCAGTGTCAGTATCACTACTAGTATCGCTGCGATTATCACTATTATCATTATTCATATTGTATTGTGTTTCTTTACTCATTGTAGGTAATTCATTCACTTCTAATAATTCCGACACAATTTCTTCTAAATTATTCTCTTGTATTTGAATGACTTTTATCCCATCTTCATTATTTTCCAATTCATCTATTTCTAAAATAGACAATCCATTATTCGATACAGTAGATACATTTTCTTTATTGGCAATTTCCTCATCATTGTCATCATCACTATCACTATCATCACTGTCATCACTGTCATCACTGTCATCACTGTCATCATCTGATACATCGATTAATTGTTCATTCGATTCAGTATGTACAATATCGGATTGTCCTCCTACATGATCATCATTATATGATGGCGCATGTTGTTCTTGTGGTTGATATTGACGCAAGCGCGTCATTTCCATATTGGTAATAAATGATTGAAGTACTCGTGCTTGTTCCATCTGTGCCCTCTCTAAAAGAGAGATACTTCGCTTAAAATAAAAAAATAGTAAAGATATTAATAAAAATACAACGCCTAAACAAAGCAATGTAATTGGACTTGTTAAAACTTCATACATTATTATTTAATGTAAAGATTAATTAAATAATATGCAAACGTATTTTATACATTTGATTTTTGTTACATATTTTTCAATAATTTGGTTGATTCTGTTAAAATATATTCAGGATAATTCAAATCAAATAATACTTTTAAACCACCCCTTACATTTGAAATACCACGATTTATTTGATATGTATATTTGAATGCATATTCACCTTGTTTTTCTACGTTCATATGACTGTTATTAACTACATGTTCTAGTTTTTTACACAAATCCGTTAAATGGGTTGTCAGTATAAAATCAATGTTTTTCTGTTCTATCAAATATTTGACAAATCCATAAGAACTAGCACAAGCTTCAGTTGGATTTGTTCCGGAAAATAATTCATCGAATATACAAAAATGTTTTTTGTCATCTTCTAAACTTTCCAATATTTCTTTACAACGTCTAGCTTCGGCTTGAAATAAACTATCACGACCTGATGTATCTGGTATATTCAAATAACAATGAATATGATTGTATGGACTAATCGTCGCCTTTGAGTAAAACCCATATCCAAATCCTTGAGAGAAAATTAAATTAAATAACACGGTTTTTAATATAGTAGTTTTTCCGGAAGCATTCGGACCAGTTATAGCCATATTCTTGCTTAAGTCAATATCATTTTTTACGGTTTCGTTAAACATTAGACACGGATAATATGCCTTTTTCATTTTCGTCTTTTTACCAAAGCTACATTTATGGGTGAATTTCTCTCTACTCAATTTATTTAATCCATTCATATGTTCAACAAATGAATTCATACCTATGCTAAATTCAATTGTACTTTGAATGTCCTTGTTTATATGAAATTCATAAAAGTATTTCATAATATATCCTATTTGTCTCGACTTGGTATGTAATTTCGTTACGTCAAATTCAGTAATTATAGTGAGTTCATTCAGTAATTTCGTACAATATTCTTTATGAGGATATATGCTTTGTAAAAAGGGTAGATATGTATTATGTTTTATACATGCGGATTCTAATATATTCATATTCTCAATTGTTGTTGTTAAATAATCTCTCAATAAAAATAAATCTTCGTGAATAGACTTGAAATTTTTATAGAAACGATAACATACAATGGAATTCTGATAAATCGAAAACACGTAAAATACAATAGATACTATTGCGTATATTCGTTTCTCCCACGAAATATCCTCCATAATAGTAAATACATTACCAAGTGCATGTTTTGAAAAGATATTCATTAGCACCTTGTAATAGCTTTCCATAGTAATTGGTATTCCACTGAATTTCAACATAAAAAAAGGCACTAACAGTAAAATAACTGGCAAAATCAGACTTAGTATAGGACTTACTAAATTATATATACTAAGTAATTGAAGAAATGGTGAAGAATGGTTTAAAAATTTGAAAAAATCAACATCAACGTAGTAATATCGGTCTATGAATTTTTCATCACCCTTTATTTTTTGCCATAATTCATAAAACTCGTCATATTGTTTTTGTTTTGAAAATTGTTTGTCGTCTAATTTCCATGAACCTATAATCTTTTGTGTTTGTTTCAAAAAAAGCTTATTGTTCGTGTAATATTCGCATAATTTATGTAATTGTTCTTTTCCAAACTTTGATTTCGGTTGTATAACGGTTTCCATTAAACATTTTCGATTGGTCTTGTCTTGACTTACATGGTCGATTCCTTTATCTTCGCTGGTATCATTATTAGTATCATTATTACCTTCAATATCATTTTGTTCTGTATCTTCGTTTAAAGCTAATAATTCTAAATCGTTGATAATATTACTATCTAGTTTTTCCTTGTTTTCTAAATAGTATATCGGCAATTCAAATTCTGAATTCATTAATTAGTATATTTGACGAATTAATAAATCGATTCTATACGAACATGTATATTATAAGTTATAAGTTATACAAGAATAATCATAAAATTATCATCTTCTATTATGCTGTTATATTAGATATAGAGGCAGGCATTTCTTCTATTTGAGTTTCGTAATATTGCTCAATCTCTCTTATTTTACGGATATCACGTTGAGTAATGAAATTAATTCCCATCCCTTTTCTTCCCCATCTACCTGATCTACCAATTCTGTGGATATATGTATGAATATCTTTTGGAATATCAAAATTAATCACGGTACTCACTTGTTGAACGTCAAGCCCACGAGCTGTTAAATTAGATGAAATTAGTACTCGTGACCCACCGTTCGTAAAATCTTTGTACGCTTTATCTCTATCTGCTTTTTCCATTCCACTATGAATACAACATGCTGGAAAATTGTCCTTACATAAAGCCTCGTATAAATCATTCACTCTATTAATACTGTTGCAATATATAATACATTGACTTACTGATATACATTCAAATAAATCCTTCAACG